AGAGGTCAGCGGTTCGATCCCGCTTATCTCCACCAGGACGATTGGCGCAGCTGGTAGCGCATCCGCTTGACGTGCGGGAGGTCACAAGTTCGAGTCTTGTATCGTCCACCACAAGAAAACCACGGTTTTCCGTGGTTTTCTTCGTTTTTCGTAACTCTTCCGGGATCGTCCTCCTGGCGGCCTGCAGACGCTCCGGCCGTCCGGGATCCGGCAGGGGATTGAAGAAAATTTTTTTCTCTGTCCTGCTGTTTTTAATACTTTTCTCTTATTGCAGACTTTATTGCAGACTAAATATCCCGCCCGGGCAGATCCCGGGCGGGGCTTTTATTTTTTGAATTCTTGCAGGATCTCTTCCAGATCTGGAACTGTTTCGGTGTCCGAGTCGGACACATTTACCCCGGAAGGCTTCTGCTGAGTCTGGTCAATGGCTGCGATGGAGTTGTCAATTTTCTGTTTAAACCATTTCGGAACCTTGGCGCCGAGCCGGCCGCAGTTTTCGATGATGCTTCCGGTCTCAGTTAAAATATACCACAGGAGCACAATGGGAAGCAGAAGGGGACCGATGTCAAAAGGCATTTTAATGCCGGAACCCTCTGCGATCACCTTCAGCGCAATGTCGCAAAGCGCTGCGACCAGGACGGCCAGGATCTCGCCGGCTTTGTGCCACAGGCCCTCTCTGGCGACTTCACTGGACCAGTTTTTCTCTTTCCTGGCAGCCATGCTGCCTGAAATGTAGTCCAGAAAGATAGCCGTCATCCAGATCAGGATCGCCCAGCCGATCCACCCCCACAAGGCTGTTAAGAATGCGATTATTGCCGCGATCGCGGCTTTAATTTCGTCTGCTTTTTCCGGTCTGGTCATCTCCATGTCCTCCTATGATTTCATCAGTGCGCCCCACAGTGCCTTGTCGCAGCACTCATTCGCGGGCAGGTTATAAAATGATCTTGCCTTATTGACAGCTGCCTGGGTTTTCGGGCCGAAGTACCCGTCCACCCGGCCGCTGTTCCAGTTCCTGCAGTTCAGCAGGCCCTGCAGGACGCAGACTGCTGCATAGTAGTCGTCGGGAGCATAGTGGAGCAGGGGCGGGGTCCAGTCGTGGTTCTCCTTTTCCTGTGATGGATCCGGCGCATCGGATTCCTCTTCCTGGTTCCATTCTGAGCTGTTGACGATCTGCCCATTCTCGACAACCACAAAAGGTTTCTCCCAGATCTCGACCGCCAGCTCCCAGTTCGGGGTTCCGTAGCCGGCGATGGTGCGGTTTGATGCCTCATAGGTCCGCCGCCCGACAGAGTCGGAGGTGTTGCCCTCGATCGTTGTGATGGTGTTCCCGTTTACGTCCACCACGATCCCGGTGTGGCTGTATTCTCCTGCGGCGTAGCTGAAGAAGATCTGATCGCCTGGCCTGGGATCTGTGCGGTGGAAAGCGTTCGCGGCTTTGTAGTAGCCGACCGAGTAGAGGCACCCGGCTCCGGCGCTCAGGGGCGGTTGATATAGCATCTCCCTGCCCTTTACTGGACCGAAAACTTTGACGAAAAGCCAGTCTACAAATATATCGCACCACGGAAATCCGTTTTTTTGTCCGTTGTAATAGTCCTGGATCGCATCCAGGTCTCGGGCGTATTTGGTCCAGTTTGATCCGCCGCTGTTCCCTGTCGGATCGTCCAGCTGCGCGTTGCTGGCTTTTTCGTGATATCCGACCTCAGCCTCGGCCAGCTCGATCACGGCTTTTTTTGCTTCTTCATCTGTCATTTGTATCACCTTCTAACAGTTCATTGATGAAGACATCCAGTTCGTCTTCGGTCATCATGTCAGCAAAGCCAGAAGGGCCTCGAGCTGATCGGCCGTGATCGTCACGGTCGTGCCGTCGCTCTTTTTGATCCCGAGGGCGGTCTGGGCAATTGCTGAGCCGTCTTTCTTGACTTGGAAAGCGGTGGATGGAGTGCGAGTTGCTCCACTTGTCGACCCATTACCGACAACAAGAAGGTCGTCGCTTTCTGCATCTGCGTTTAGTCCAAACATCGTTTGGCAAGGATTAGAACTTCCTTTGAGTCCAAATCCCGCAAGAAAAGAGTAATAAGCTTGGACTATGTTGTATTCTCCAAACGCGACCCCATAGGGGCGAGTAACAACATTTCCGCCACCAACTGAACACGCAGGAGAATTTGCACCAATACGTAGCTGATTGGTTCCAACATTTATGCAGCTTTGTCCATCCGTGTATGTGACGAGCTTCCCATCTGATTCCAAATAATCTACAAGCCATGGGAATCGTCCCTTTGCGTTAGCGTTTGGTGTTCTAACTCCACCCAAATGAATGTTGCTTTGCCTGTTCGTGGTTGTACCCGGGCCAAAATGAATAGAGGCTTCCGCATTTGCGTCCGTTTCGTGTCCGCTCACGGTCTGCGGAAGAACAATGCTGTTTGCCCCCGCCGTTCCTGTGTTCCCCGGCATCACGATCTTGTCGTCCTGATAGATGCTCCGCAGGGCCTTCTCGTCCAGTGCCGCGTCGATGACCTTGTTCTGGACGGGGTTTTCGCTTGTGGGAGAGAGGGCGGAATCAACGGTCGGGTTTTCTCCGTCGGTGACGGTTGCAGTGGTGGTCCCGTTTTCGTCAGTAATCGTGATGTTGGCTGTGTTTCCGCTTTTGACGACAGTCGCAGTAGGGGAGAACCCGGCAGCACCCTGAGGCCCCTGCGGGCCGGTTGCTCCTGTATCGCCCTGAGGTCCCTGCGGGCCGGTCGCACCCGTCTCGCCCTGAGGGATGCCAAAGGTGAACAGCCCATTGGAGTATTCCGCGGTGGCCTCGCTTCCTGGGGCAAGGGTAGTGGCTGCAGCCGTCGGGGTCGTGAACTCTTCCAGGACAGCTTCGGCGGCCGCCTGGGCAGCTGCTGCCGCGTCTTTTGATGCTGCTGCATCCTCCGCACTGGTCTGGGCATCGCTTGCACTTTGTGCGGCATCCTGTGCGTTCTGCTGAGTTTCAGCGCCGAGGGCGGTCAGTGTCTCGACCCAGTTCTCGTATGGATCAGGGGGAGCCTCTGTAGTCTCGCCGATGTCCCTCAGGATGCTGATCGAGAAAATCACAGACTTCGCCAGCCCGCCGTTCACGTACCAGAAGATCTCCGCCTCGCCGTGGCCCTTTGCGGCGGTGTCCGATTCGGACACCGCCCAGATCACATTCGAGCCGTCGCGGCTGATTTCTGCGGGGTAGGCTGTCGTGTCCGGCGGGCGCTTGACCATGAGGACAGCGCTGCCGTCTCCGAAGGTTTCCACCAGGTAGGTGATGTCAAAAATAATTTGCACGGTTTCGTAGGTCCCGCGCCGGCCGATGATGATGTTCGACGCGCACTTTTCTGTGACTGTTACTGTTTGAGTAATCATGTCTTATTCGCTCCTTTTCATCTTTCAGTGAGTTCAAAACTGACCCCGGTCCAGTATTCTGTCGCCGCGCTCGGTTTTGCGTTCATCAGGCTTGCCTCGTTGGCGGGCGTGTACATCGTTTTCGTGACAAGGCCCTGCATGGGGTCGGTGTAGGTTACCTCGACATATTCAGGGAGCAGGAGGTTCATCAGCGTCTGGAGCTCTGTGCTGTTCAGCTCCCTGCAGGCGATCCCAAGGCTGACCTTCGTCGCGATCCTGTCGCGGATAGTCAGACCGGAGAGCGTGGTCCCGGCGTTTGCGCCTTCCTTGTCTGTCCGGCGCCACGTGATTCCCTGGAAGCCGACGTAGTCCGTGATGTTCGTGCCGTCGATTGTTATCCCGGTATTGATTAACATTTGTTCACCTCGTCAAGAATACACAAAGATGCACCCGTCGCCGCCCTGGCCGCCCTGACCGCCGTAGCCGCCGGCGCCTGGCGTCGACTCTTCGTCCGGAACGTAACCGGCAGACCCTCCTCCGCCGCCTCCGGCTCCGCCGAAGCCGCCGTACCCGTAGAAGCGGGAGTTGTATACGTCAGATTTTGGCGGGATGTAGGTGGCGTCACCGCCGTCGCCGCCGTTTCGGCCGGAATAGTTTGCGCCGGCCTGGCCGAGCGCACCGCCGCCGCCGCAGCCTCCGATCCCGACCACGATGTCGTTGATCGAGTACGAGGCCCGGGACGTGCCGCCCCGGTAGTTTAGGTCGGTGATCGGGTTATATGCCCCGGTGGCGTCGATTTTGCTGACGTCGCGCTCGGACGGTCTGTCCCCGGAGTATCTGGCAACAGTCAGGGCGCCACCGACGCCGCCATCCGGCAGAGTGATGCCGATCTTCGCCGCGTAGATAATTCCAGACAGGATTTCCGTGTACCCGTTATCATCGGCAACGCCGCTGGCTGAACTGTAGCTCCCGAAAGTCGTGTTGCCTCCAGATGTCCCCGGGTTGTTTGTGTCGTGGCTGTTGCTGATCGCTCCGCCTGGACCTCCGGACCCGCAGCTGAATGAAAACGTCTGTCCGGGAGTGACCGGGACGTCGATGGCATAGACTTTCCCGCCGGACCCGTTCTCGCCGTGGGCTCCGCCTTCGGCCGGGGTTGTCGATGACCAGCCGGAGTTCTCCTGCCCGTCTTCTCCGGCGAAGCCGCTGTCGCCTCCGGTCCCGCCGCCGATCAGAACGATGTGGATCTGGGTCACGTTCTCCGGCACGGTCCAGGTCCCGGACCCGGTCAGCAGCTCGACGTTGTTGTAGATGTTCCCGCTGTCGGCCGGGGTATAGTCTGCAATGAACTCGCAGTTGAATTTCAGCACGTTCGACGCGTTCATGGTCACGTCCAGGAGATATGCCTCGGCGGCCTCTTTAAAAGGGGACAAAAGGCTGTACTTTCGCCCGAGCTTCCGGTCGCCGGCGATGATGGCGTTTTTGATCTTGTAGACTGCGTTCGCGTAGTAGGCCTTCAGTTTGTTCATCACGTTTGTCGCGTTCAGAAAGGTGACCAGCGTGGCGTCTGAGACGGATATGGTCTCGCCGTCTGGTCTGCTGGCCACGTTCTCCGTGATGACCCGGGTGAAGTGCTTGTAGACCTTGGCGGTGATTGATCCCTTGCCCCGGACCAGCGCCGCGTTCGCGTTGTAGGCGAGTATCGTCAGGGAATCGCTCGTTGGCCTTCCGTAGATCGGCGCACTGCTGAACTCTGCCACGTAGATCTCGGACCCGACTGTTGCCGCGGAGTTGTCAAATACTTCCTCGTCGGCTCCCGTCGGGATGCTGAAGGTGTGCTCCGTCAGTTCGATTTTCTTCGGCTTTTTAACTTCTTCTACGCTGCCCTCGTTGTAGATGTCGTCCTCTTCGATCTCACCGGAGACTGCCGCCGGCAGTGTTCCGATGATAATGTTCCCGTCCGTGCTCTTGAGCATGTTCAGGTTCAGCGCGAAGAGTATCTGGTGAAGTACCTCGCGTTTTGTTCCGGGTCTAATCCATCCGTTCAGGGTGAGGGCGTCCGATCCGTTCTGCCAGGTAATGTTCTCGGCGATAGTGGGCAGCTCCCCGCTGAGGTCCGCCTCCGATAAAAATCCCGGGGCGTCGACCTCCAGATTGTCTCCGCCCACCTCATAGTGCCAGGCATAGGTCTCCCCGGATATTGTTGTCGATCCGTCCATCTGGAAGCTCTTTCCGCTGATTCGGTCGTAGAACATCTGCTCCCCGGTCGAAATGTTTTCAGCGGGGATGATAGATAGATAAACTTGGTTCCAGTTCCCCTCCCGGCTGCCAAGCCAGAGATTATATAAACGGTAGGACACCTCTACCTTCACCGGGTCTATCGTGTTTTCAAAAGACAGCGCACCCGCAGAACCAAAAAGTGGAACCTGGTAGATAGAGGAGATTGCGGTAAACGAAACCCTTAGTGCCGTTCCGCCATTAATTCGGTAGATAAACCGTCCGAGGTACGGAAGAATTAAGAGTTCAATATAGTCCCCGTATGTCGCAGTAAACGTTCCAACTGGAGTGAGTTGTGTCGAGGCCCCAAGGCTGCAAAAAACTTGAACAGTAAACGATGAAGACCCTTTACGGACCATTGCCCCAATCTGATACCAGAGGTTGTTCTCATCGTCCACCTCGCTTTCTGCCGCCCAGATAGGGCTGGCATACGAAGTATTGATCTGGTCCACTGAAAAATTGAACATAACCGCAGTCTGCGTCCCTGATTCGGTGGAGTTTGACCCGGTGTAGCTGTCAGCGAAGGGAATCGAGTACGATGCGGACTTCCACTGGGCGTACTCTCGCCCCATCAGGACCTTGAGCCCGTCCGTGATGAAGGTTTCCCGGACGGCGTCCTTCACGTTCTTTGCAGAATAAAATCCGCCGTAGTGCCGTTCATATTCCAGCAGGCCGATGACGCTGACGGCGGTGATGTGGTACTTCTGGGCCGCAGTGCGTTCGATGGATTTGGAATAGAATTTGCCGATCAGCTCCGTCTCCTGGTAGTACCAGATCGGCGTCGCGTAAGTCAGCGCCCGCAGGGAGCCATCCGTGTCATCGTGGTAGACGGTGAGGTCAAGCGTGTCAATGGCCAGCTCGTTGCCCAGGGCGTCGACCCCCATGCTCGCGCTGATCTCGTCGATTGAATCCTTGTTAAAGTAAAAGGCGGGTTCAGAGACTGAACCGATGTAAACATTGATCGCTGCATTGTCTGCCATGTTCAGCTCCTCACGCGTTCGCGATCAGGGCGACGCCGTGCTCTCTGGCGACAGCCCTCATGTCTCCGTAGGTTGCCCGCATAAACTCCCGGCCGTTTACGTTCAGGACGATGTCGCCCCGGCCGGAGGAACTGAGCGAAGATAGCGCCGAAGACACCGCCCGGAAAACGCCGCCCTCGATGGCAGAGACGATCTGCGGATTGTTGGCGACGGCGGTGCGCCCGCCGATCGAGCCCACCATCTCCGGCCCGGATTCTCGTGCCAGGAAGAGCTGCCCCGGCTCCGGGAATCCTCCAGCGGCAAAGTGGTAACGGCTGAAGGCGCTCGACCTGGTCGTCGTGGGCGTGTTTTGTGTCGTTACGCCGACGTTGACGGATCGGTTGGAGAAAAGCCCGCTCCAGATACTGTTAAACCAGCCCGTCAGCTCGCCCCACTTTTGTGCGATGCCGCTGCGGATCTGGTCCACGATGTTCTGGCCGATGTTCCGGACCTGGCTCGCAATCCGGCCGACTGCGGACCTGAGGCCCTCGGCGACCCGGTGGAGGAGATCCGATCCGGCGGACTTCATGGCGGGCCAGTTGGACCGGAATCCGTCTACAATCGCCCGGAAGATTTCGGGTATTGCAGCGATGATCTGCGGCAGCGCCTGGATGAGCCCTGTGACCAGTGACATGATGATCTGGACTCCGGCACCGACGATCTGGGGGAGGTTCTGCACGATCATGTCGATTACAAGCGGCAGGATCTTCTCCGCCCCGACGGAGATCAGCTTGCCCAGGCCGCCCATGATGGTCTGCACCCGGGGCAGCAGGTTTTCCGCTGCGGTCATGGCCGAGTCGATGAAGTTATTCACCAGACCCTCAAAATCTGCATTCTCGTCGGCGATGCCGGTCAGTAGGTTCTGCCAGGCGGACTTCGTCGCGTTGACGCTGCCGCTGATGGTGCTCATGGCTTCCTTGGCGGTCGTGCCGGTGATGCCCATTTCAGTCTGCACCACGTGGATGGCCTCCACGATGTCGGAGTAGCTGCTGATGTCGTACTCGACCCCGGAGATCTCCTTCGCGGAATCCAGGAGCTGCTGCATCCCTTCCTTTGTCCCGGCAAATCCCAGGGCAAGGTTGTCCAGCATGGTGAAGTTCCCGCGGCTGAAGCCCCGGTAGGCGTCCTGCACCGACTGCATCGAGGTGCCCATCTTGTTCACGTTGTCGGCCATGTCGGTGATGGACATGTCCATCAGCTCCGCAGCCCTTGCCTGGTCGCCGCCCAGGGAATTTATCATTGCAGCGGCCGACTGGATTGTCGTCTCCATGTAGTCGTTCGCTGACATCCCGGCGGTCTTGAACGCCTCGCCCGCGTTTTTCATTACTGCGTCAGCGCTGTCGCCGAAGAGAGTGCCGACGCCTCCGGCCAGCTGCTCGTAATTGGCATAGGAGTCCAGAGCCTGCTTCCCGAGTGCCACGGCGGCCGTGCCGGCGGCTGCGATCCCGGCCACGGCCGCTTTTGCAGCCACGCCGAGCCCCGTCTTGAGGCCGCCGCCGATTTTTGACGCGATGCCCTTGCCGATGCCCTCACCGCCGTCTCCGCCGAGCTCCTTCGCGAGGTTGTTCTTGATCCCTTCAGCTGACGGGAGGATCTGGACGTAGGCTTTCGCTATGGTATTTTCAGAAGGCATTTTGACCTCCTTCGATAATTCTGCGTTTCTGCTCCTCAAACTCCTCCGGCGTTCTGAAGCTGAGGGCCTTCGGCTGCTGGTCCTGATGCAGGGCCTGCTGCAGCACGGACTTCGGAGCAGGGATTTTCTTGTCGCTGTGCACCTGCAAAAATGCCCAGGCCAGGGTCCTCACATCATCCAGGATCGCCAGCAGGGCGCTGTCTTTCGCCGTGAGTTTCTGCCCGGACAGCTTCATCCGGCTTCGGGATTCAGGCGGCAGTCCGCTGGCGAGAATTGCCGCTGTTTTCAGCGGCAGCTCCCGCCAGTTCAGGACGTGGTAAGTCTCGGCCATGTCACAAATGAATTCTTCCTCGCACCTGCCGACCAGCAGGGCGAGGGTCATCAGTTTTTTGCGTTCAGAGCCTGGAAGATTTCGGTGATCTCCTCAGAGACTGCCTGGACGGGGACGCGCCCGTCCGGAAGCCGCACGTGGTCATATAGCGCCTTTTTGTGCGCTCCGCCCACTTTTTTGATGATCGTGGGGATCGCCATCGCGTCCCCGGCCTGCAGATCCGCGACAGCCTCAAAGAGCTCCATGTCGTCGATGCAGCTGTCGTCGATATCGGCCTCGAATCCGGTCTTGGTTACAATGTGTTTAATGGCCATGCTTTACCCCCGTCAGGTTGCCGTGATGAAATAGTCGTACGCCGTGTTCCCGGTCGCGTCTGCGATCGCGGTGATGGTGATGCCGTAGCCCTCGGCGCCGGTGTCCACGTAGGTGATGTTCTCCAGGCTGGTCAGGACGCCGTTCGGGATGACAATGCGGTGCAGGGTTTTTCCGGCTTCCAGCATATCGACAACAAAGGCGTGCCCCACGGGTTCCTTGGTGTTGCTCTTGACACTGATCCCGGTGGAGAGAGCGTCGCCGGTCACGTTTTCGTCGTTGTATGCAAGGCCAAGCACTTCGGGGGAGTGCGCGTCCAGGGCCGTGAACTGGAAGGTTTCGGTCTTGCTGTTGTGCAGGACCAGGACGACGTCTCCGCCCCAGGCCCTCACCGTTGCGGTGTCCAGCTCGATGGCACGGACGAGGCCGGCGTCGGAAACATAGCCGAGCTTTTTAAATGCCGCATCAAGTGTGGCGGCCGCCGTCGTCGGCAGAGTGCTGCCCGCAGGGGCTTTGCTGATGGCGCCGCCGATGGCAGGTTTTGCTGCAGTTACCATTGAATTCACTCCTCTTTGTAGGTGATGTTGTAGACGGCTTGGTAGCGCCGTTCCTTTGTTCTTGTGTCGGTGAAGTTGCCGTCGCTGTTGAGCTTTGCGGCAAAGATCTCCGGCACCGTATAGGGCAGCCAATCCATGGCGGCCTTTGCCGTTTCATTCAGCGCCGCGGCTGCCTCGAGGCTCGGGGCAATGCTTTGCACGGCAAGGGTGGCCGTGTCCAGACGATCCGGTCTCCGGCTCCCCGTTTTTTCCAGGACAACATAGCTCTCCGGCTTGTCGAGGGGCGCCTCCATGTAAACGGGGACCGCCAGGACAGATGCCAGGGCCTCCCGGATAATTGTTTCTATCATGATATAGCCCTCACCAGAGTGTTGTTTTCCAGGTTGTCGTTCCTGGCCTCCTCAGTTTCGGCGACGATCGAAGCGTTTGCACGGTTTCGTCCGGTGTAAGTGTTGACGCTGTACCCTGGGCCCAGCCCGGCTGCGCGCATTCTGGCTTCGGCTCCAAGCGCTGCCTTGACCTCTTCACTGCGGAGGAGATCCCGCACACCGGCGCGGTTCAGCTCAATTCGGACTTTACTCAATGCGCTCCACCTGCACCTTCTTGTTCCAGCTGAGAGGGATCAGGCTCTCGATGCCTTCCGTCGGCATTCCGATCACCCGCCAGGTTTCTCCGAAAAATCGCACCTGGTTTCCTTCCCACTCATTGGCGTCGCCTTTTGGAATACCCAGAGTGTAGGTGGCTTTTCTTCCGGTCAGGTCCAGTTCACTCAGAACTTCGGTGCCGCCGCTTTCCCTGGGGGCCACGAGGACGTTTTCGACGGGGATCTCCGTCGGCGCGCCGTAGATCGGCGCGTTGAAGGAATCGGTCCCGATTTGGTTCCGCTTCAGCAGGGTGACGGTGATGCCTCTCATGACTGGGCCTCCTGCGGCGCCAGGGCCTCGATCGGGCTGAACGTCCCGATCTGATTACTCTTGCCGAGGTATTGCCGGTCAATTTTCGAGAGATAGATCTCGCCGACGCCGCCGCCGGATCCGATGGTCCAGCTCTGGGAATAACCCAGGGCGGACTGGCTGCCCTGGGTTGCACCAAGGGGAACCCCGGACTCCGTACCGTCGCCCAGGGCCCGGATGACGACTCTGCAGGAGACGATTTTCTTCGCGTGCGGCTTTGCTGTCGGGCTCACGCTGTCAATCAGAGCGCCAGCATCTTCCAGCAGTGTGTTGCACACCGCGAGCTCGTCCGCTGTCAGTGTTCTGACCATTCTGGCTTGCACGTCCTGGACGTTCGCGTAGGTCATGGGCTCACCTCATTTCGTTTTGCTTCGCCGGGCTGTTTTCTTCGGTGCGGCTGCCGGCTTTACGGCTGCAGGTTCCGCCTGGGGTGGGGAGGTAAGCATAAAGCCCCTCCCCAGGTATTCTTCCAGACGAGACTCGTGCACCCAAGTCCGGCCGCCGTCCGGTCTGGTCAGGCAGATCATGCGCTCGTCGGGGTGGCGCCGGTCAGCAGGTTGAAGCAGTTGACGTCAGCGCGGAAGCCGACCTCGATCTCCGCCCGGACCGCGAACATGTTCCGCTGCCAGAGGTTGATCTGCTGGGTGCCGATGGTGAGAGTGGACTCTTCAGAGATAGAGATATCCACGCCGCCCACGGTGCCCCACACGGCCTGCGTCCAGTCGCCGGCCACGCCGACGATTGCGGGAGTGCCGGCTGCGGTGCCCTGGCCAGCTGCGCCGGCCTTGTAGAGGCCGCGGTTCTGGACCGTTCGGGCGCCCAGGATCCGGTTGATCGCTGCGTCCGCTGCGGTGTTGAAGATCGGACGGTTGTCGCTGCCGGTGGCGCCCAGGAGGAGGCCCATGCCCACCGGGCTGATGGCGATGCCGTCCATGATTCCGCCGTGGTCGGCGATGTCGGAGTAGGCCGCGACCAGGTTGCCATAGACGGTCTCGCCGGTGCCAGGCACCAGGGACTGCGCGGTGGCTGCGGCAAAGTTGTCAAAGTTTTCGCCGGGGGCGGTAACGGCTCCGATAACGGTGGCGTCGAACTTCTGGGCCAGTGCCAGGGGCAGACGCTCGACGATCGCGTTGTAAAGCGCATCAGCGTCTCGCCGGAACTGGCGGGAGAAGGGGACGATGACGGCCAGCTGGTAGGCCTGCATCTGCTTGGTCGCCAGACCGGGATTGCTGACGGGTTTTGGGTCGGTTTCGGTGACCCAGTCCGCCTCGGGATCGGAGGTGATGACGGGGATCACGGCTCCGGTGCCCGGGAGAGGCATTTCACGGGCCAGAGTCATGACGGCGCTGGCCTGCTGGGTTTTCTGCAGGATCTCGCGGGAGAGCTCTGCAGGGAGGGCGATGGTGGTTCTGTTGGTGTCAATTCCTGCCATTTTGAAAAATCTCCTTTACTAAAAAATCAGGTTTTGTCGAGCCACTCCTTGAACTGCTGTTTCGTGGAAGGCTTCGGCGGGTTGTGTACTTCGCCGCCGTCCGGCAGCGTCGGGTAGGATTTGCTGCTCTGAACGTAGGCCAGGAGCTCGTCCGCCTGTTTCGCGCAGGCTTCCTCTGTCTCCCCGGTCAGCAGGTGCACGGGGACCTTCTTCTCGCCGGCGACCTTCTCCCGCGTCAGGCGGATGGTCTCGGCGGCCTTCATGCCGTCCAGCTCTTTCTGGAGCTGGCTGATCTGCTGCTGCGCCTTCTTCAGCTCCTCGCCGCCCAGGTTGTTCTGGGCTGCGGTCAGCTGCTGCCGGAGGCTGTCGATCTCGGACTTGGCGGCGTTGACGTCCGCGCCGTTGATGTCCATGAGCTTGTCGATGGCTTCCTTCGGTGCTTCAGGGAACAGATCGGTGATGTCTGTGCGTTTCATTTGGATGAATCCTTTCTCTGCTACGCTTTGATGACGCGGGTCGCCTCCGCTGCAGTCGGATGTTTTACGAGCTCCCGCTCAAATTTATCATCACGCGCTCACAGGCGCCTGATTTCGCGTTTTAGGTCCTCCAGCTCTCCATGGTCATCCCAGAGGGCAGATCGCGCCACAAAGGCCCGCCAGGGGCTCAGAATCGAGCCTCCGATCAGCCAGTCCACATGGTCTACCAGATTCGGGGCAGCGTTGGTGAACCGCTCCCGGCCGTGCCGGACCTGGAGGAAAGTCCGGAAGAAACTGTCGTCGCCCTGGTTCAGATCTTTCAGGGCGAAGAGGTCCGGATCCGCGTCGGCTTTCCATGCTCCGGAGTAGTACCACTCCGCGCATTCTCTGGCGTATTCGTCCGGGATCCGGACGCACTGGAAGCTGTGCCAGACGTCCGGTGCATAGACCCGGCCGGTTTGCTGCAGGTCGTCTCCGAAGCCGCCGCAGGTGAACCCGTAGACGACGCCGTCGCTTTCGTATTCCCGGCAACGTGCCACAAAGTCCCGGCAGGGGAGGACGTCGTCCTGGAGGTGCCAGGTCCCTCCGTGGCCGCGGATCTGTCGAAAGCTCTCCATACAGGAAGCCAGGTTCCCGAGTCCTGTGTCGTCGATCCAGAGGGCCGCAGAGTCGGCGCCCTGGTCCAGTAGATTCGGAATCAGGAAGTCTTCCACGTACCACAGCCGCTTCGGGCAGGCGTGGATCAGGATCTTCATGCGTCAATTTCATCCGCGGCTGAGCTCTCGCGCTCTTTCCGCTTTTCGTAGGCGCTGCGCTTCTGGGCGTTGATTTCCTCGCTGTTCTTCGCGTAGGCTTCCCGCCGCATGGAGTTCAGCTTGTCCTCCCAGGTGCGGCCCTCCGCGCCGGAGAACATTTCGTCGTACTTGTCCGGATCATAGCCGGCCACCCGGCTGAAGCTGTCGAAGCGCACCGCATAGGTGCAGTCGCAGTTGGCGTGGATGTGCTCGGCGTGGCCGTTCTTGATGGCCTTCCGGCTGGCCCGCTGCCATCCGTTGGACGCCAGCATGATGCAGAATGGGCAGGTGTCTCCCCTGGGGATCCAAGCCCACTCCGCGCCGTCCCGGAGGGCGTTCTGCATGGTGGTGTCCACTCCGGTCTGCTTCACCAGGCGGCCGACGGCGGCGGAGATGATCTCCTCGTTGCCGGTCTTCATGGTTCCCACCACGGTCTTGGCCACCTCGTTCATGGTCGGGGTGGCGGCGGGTGCTGCCGGCGGAACCTGGGCAGCGCTGGCGAGGGCGATAACGTCGTACATCTCGGCGGCCAGCGC